TGCGTAGTACTGTTCAATATTCACCAAAGATGACATTTTCTGTGCTTGTGCTAGCGGAGAGATATATTCAATCTTTACATCTAACCCATTTAGCATTTCCGCCACTTCATCGTCAATCGGAGGGAATATTCCAGCTCTATCCAAGATGCCATAAGTACGTTCAATGATTGGGTTTAAAAACTCACTTTGTAAGCGTTCAACTACAGGACCTAACTGTTGCATCTTTTCTTGTGTACGCTCCATAACCTCACGTGCGGTCATTTGCCCTGCATCTAGGTTATCAAGCATTAAGAATAAGTCAGCGCTATAAGCACGTTTTATGCTTTCTGATACAAACTGTATCTTCGCTTGTACATTAGCAACATCAATGCCTACATTGAAGATTGGCTCTACCTTTTCGTTAGTATCAACTTCCGTTACACCACCCGGAAATAGATTTACGCTACCGATTACACCAGATGATGCACTCATAGGTGGTTTAATACCTAATTCAATAGCCGTTACTAAATCTTTTTCAAGTAACTGTAACATCTGTGCATCAGATTGTGCGAACCATGCACACCCTTTGCCATAACCGCTTAGATCATGTGTAGTGTGTCTTGCAATAGGTATCGCCCACTCTTCAAACCCACTATGTCGCAAAATTTCATCTGTGTTGCTATCCTCACACCAATAGATAGAGGAATAAGGCATATTCTTATTGCCCAGTTTTCCATTGCGGTCTTTGTTAGGTAATACAAACCAACAAACAATAAATGTACTTGCATTACCCTTGCCCTCATCATAAGCACGTTTAACTTTGTCAGGGCAAGCATCATACCCAAACTCTTCAACTATTTGGTCAGCCGTCATTCGATACTTGCGACCAAAGGTATTTACATCACCATTACTGCCACACTCTAATGCGTATGTACCGATTGGATAAGATGTGAACCTTACACCTACTTTTGCATCAGGCATGATTGACATAGGTGCTTGTCCAAATGGTAACTCCATATAGGTTTGGTGGACTGTGTTGTAGAAATTAGACTTAGCAAATACTGCATACAATATCTGTTCTCTATCGTCTAATACTTCCGCCACCTTACTATTAGCAGCTAACTCAGCATTCTCTAACGTGAGTTTAAACCACTTTCTACTAGGCGGTGTCATGCCACTCATTACACCACTAGCAAAGATTTGGCAACTTTCCCAAGCTACACCATTATTAATCTTATCGGTATGTACTTTTGATTGGTCTTGTTCATCGTCAAACACACCAAGGAAAGGTAGTTGATAATCTCGAATATCTTTCCACCTAGAAATATACTTTTGACGATTATCAAACATCGCTTTAAACTTCGCCTTGATTTTCGTGTAATCACGTTTCTTAGGTTCTGTGTTAGTCGGTTGTCTAGCAAGCGTTGATAGGATAGTTCCTTGCATATCTAACCCCCTAATGTTGTTTTAGTGCCAGTTGCCGTAGATAAGATAGTACTTTCAAAACCTTTCTTACCTTTCTTTTTCTTTGCATACCAATCTTCACCAGTTGTTGTAGTAGCATCATCCGTTTGTACAGTTGGTGCTGGTGCTGGCATTGGTGTGTTTGGCATCTTATTTTTCATGCACATTTAATCACCCCTTATCTTTTAAATGGATCATACTCTGTGTTAGCATGAACCCTGCTCCCTACGTTCACTTTTTTATTGACCTTGAACGCAAAGGTCAAGGCTAATGCATCGCCTTTATTTGGTGATGGTAACCCTCGTTCTTTCATATCCTTTTTACTTTCAAGTTGTATTCGCCCATTCTTATCGATGATAGCCTCAGGACTTGTTAAATCGTCATACAAACCTTGGTCATTAGGTGGAATAGAACCGCCCTCTTTCAGCCACTCTTTCATTTCTCCCCACATATATGCCCTCATGTTGAGATACATATCATTAGGTGCTTTACCACCAAAGGCAACTAACCGCCATTTTCTACCCATTGATTTACCGATACTGTATATACCAGTTCCGTACCCTTGGTCAATGAACACCGCATCGGCTTTATATTCATCCTCAAACTGTGCAATAAGGTTAGCCATACGCATATCATCGTCATTCTTCTCTATGGTTGCTAAACACTTCATAGAGTATCCTTGTCGCATTATGATTTCTAGCGTATCGCCACCAGTCCACGCTGGATCTACACCAATAATAGTTGGTAAGTTACTAAAATCATGAGGCTTGTATACCCTCTTTTGTGCCTCATCTACTATTGATGCGGATATAAACTGTGTATCAGATGCACTTGGAAATAAACCTCTAACACGAACCTTTACAAAGTCGCTATCCTCACCATGAATATCAACCCATTCTTGCAATTTAGCCTTGTTTGAGATTTTAACAGTACGGCTATCAATCTGATATGTAGTCCAGTAGTTACGATGCTTTCTGAAACATTCTCTAAACCTACCACTATTACGTGTAGGGTTACCAAACACACACCATATGATTTCCGTTTCTTTATCTGTTAAAGCACCCTCTGTTACTTCCCATATCTTATCGGATATTGCGGATGCCTCATCAAATACGATAAGAATACGATTACCTTGATTGTGTAGACCGGCGAATGCCTCTGGGTTGCTTTCGCTCCATGGAATAGCATCTATCCGCCATGTCTTCTCATAGCGTTTATCAGCGCTGAATATTGATGTTGCCGTGTAAACGAATAAATCTTTACCAATAAACATATTGTGCCACTTACCAAGTTCCGCCCATGTTTTAGAACGCAACTGTGTATCTGTATTAGCAGTTACTACTCCTCTTGTGTTTTCATGGGTTGAGATTGAAAAATGAATAAGGAATGATACCATAGCGGATTTACCGATACCATGTCCAGATGCTATTGCTTCTTGAATAGCAGTTTGTAAGGACTTACCTTTTTTCAGCTTTTCACCAATATCCTTTAACAGTTTGATTTGCCATTCATCTGGTCCTGTTGCATTTTCAAGCGGTGTTCCTTTTTCTCCCCATGGATAAGCGAAATATACAAAGCCTAATGGATCATGAGTGAACGAACCCAACGCATCAATCAGTTGTGCCTTGTTGTACTTCATCAGATTTCACCCTTGCTTGTTTCATCCTATCGGATATATCAATCTCTATTTCTGCATCAAGTTTCACCTTATCAGTAAATAGCATATGCCGTTTACCTAGGAGTTCCGCTGCTTTCGTTCTATCTGCAACAGATACATCTAAACCAAATGCATCTTTTTCTTCGCCACACATAACCCTAGTTAGATACTCCAATACTTCATCAGCCGTTGCGATTGTGTTTTTACTACGCTCGTTCATGACTGCATCTATATATTGGCGCACCTTAGGTTTTCTTAGCATCTTACTTCCTGTTACACTTGCACTATTTTCTGCATATCCAGCCTTGATAGCACTCTGTGTTGCGTTGGTAGTCTTGATATACTCATCTGCAAATATACGTTCTTTTTTTGTTAAGGTGTTAGTATCTGCCATATATCAATCACCACCTTTATATGTTCTAACTAAAAAAAGTAACACCTCGTGTTGCTTGGTGCTACTATACTCACTTTCTTTTTTATAGAGTTGTTTTTCTTTAAAAGTCTTACCCTTTTTGTACTTATGAGGGAATGTCAGTTTGTATTCTTCCTCTGTGTACATTCGATTAACGATATATACCTTACAAGGCTTATCATATTTGCTCCATGATTGCCGTACATCGACTACATATCGCCTGCCGTTCATTTGTAATGCTTTGAGTAGTTTCTTTATCGTTGGCTGGTAATTCACATTAAGCACCACACAATACCGATTATGATTAATACACCACATACGATAGCTAAACCATCGATGAGTGTAATCATTGTATCGCCACGATGTTCGTAAGCGTATTTGGCTTTAGCCTGTAGATCTTTATTGTTCAAGTCCTTGGCTGCTTGTTTAAATAGTTTTCTATCTTCAATGAATTGTTTAATCGCTTTAATCATCTAAGCACTTCGCCACCTTTCCTTTTTAACTTGCCATGCGACCTAACGCACAACCCATAATTACATTTACTTGCACCGCCACAGGTGATATATGTTTGACACAGTCCGTCATACTCTATTGTCTTTGCGGTACATATGCCATTCTTATTGTTAAGGCATTTCTTTTTACAACACATTACATCTGTCATAATCTCCCCTTTATGATAGATTTATGCAAGAAATGGAGTATATCGCCGTGGATATACCCCATTTTGTGATAAATTTATTCTGTTTTACTGTATTAATTACTCAAAACCACAGCCCACTGACTATGCACAGTTACTATTATTAGCACTTTGTGTTTCATCGGCTGCAGTTTTCAATAATCACTCAAAACTAGGTGCGTTGATGATATGACAATTTATACTATTTTCTGAGGTTCAACTATGAATAAAAAAACAAAGTTGGAAAAGAGAAACACACCTAGTTTTCAATGATCACTCAAAATTGTATACCGCACAATTAAAGCCTAAGCACGTTCTAACCTTTGTTAAAACGCAAATGCGGTACACACTTTTCAACAATCATTACACACTCAATACCAGTAGCTAACATTTGATGAATTATATCACGTGTTAGGCTAAGTAATAACAAGTTATGAATGGAGGCTGCTAGCTACCAGTATTCAATGTGTAACCAATAAGGGTAAGTTCGTATCTATGAAAGTGATAATGTATAAGCTCTAAAGTGAATATATTCGACTTACCCTATATCAGTTTGCAGTAGTTCTACATATAAAGTTTTTGTCTTAACACTTACTTTCAGATTGAAATTAGAAAAAAGTATAGTGTTGTTTCCTAGTCAATCAATTATGGTTGCGCTGCTACTCTGCGACCGTTAGCGCTATACGTTCCATTTCGCCCATATACAACAAAGGCACGCTCTTTTATGGGCGTGCTTGTTGTTGTGTTTGATTTATCCTAAGGAAAGAGTGAGTAGTAGTCGCTTAGTGGCAACTTCTACATATATATTATACCTAATAGCAAACTATAGGTGTACGGACAATCACGGACATTTACGGACATTACTGGACAAGTTTTCGCCCAAATTCCAATAATGCTTTTTGCTTGTATCTCTTCGCCTGTTTCGTTGAGTAACACCCAATCATTTTATACGCATCTTCGGTTGTATTATTGAGTACAAACTCATAACGCAAGATGATTGCCCCTAGCTTTTCATCTAGTGCATCTATCTTAGTGATCGCATCACATTTCAGTTTTGATAGTTCATCAATACGCTTATCTCGTTCTGCGACTGTATCAAGAAATCTTGCTACGCTACCCTCTAACCCTTGCGGAGTGCCACCGCCTGTTACTCTATCTTTTGAGTAATCAATAGCACCTATAGATGTAAGGTTCGCTCGTAGTTGATTGATTTCTTCTTTGATAGATGCAATCTGTACATCAATTAACTTAACTGGTTGCAGGTACTCAACCGCCTTTTCTATTAGTTGTTTTTCGTCATATTCTCCCAAACAATCACCCCTTTAATAATGTGCCTATTCCGATTAACATAAGAACTATTGATATTACCGCTTGTATCAACATTGCATTTATGCAGCGCTCTCCAAAGTCATAATAATCATTGTTTTTCGTTGTACTTAAACTGACAGCAGGTGCTACCAACAACAAGACACCAATTTCTAATAAGTGATCTAACATAACACTTCACCTCAATCTTTAAAGGCACCATTAATAGCTAACATATAAACCAACACGCTCCATGCTACAAATATAATTGCATTTGCATAACCATTGTTTACATTACCCATAGCAACTATCAAGCAAAAAAACATAAACCATACCATGTATTTATACCTCTGCTAGTTTTGCATAATTCCATTTAAACACTTCGTTCTCAACATCGTCAACACTCCATGATGTTGCCCCATACTCCCATGCCATTACATTAACACCATCAAATGATGCAAAATATCTATTGTACCAATATTTACCATCTCCACTAACCAATATAGGTGTATCAACCTCTATTTTCGACCAATCAACAATACCTAATTCTGCTGCAATGTTTAACACTTCATTCCGCTCTATTTGTGGCATTATTTTACTTATGTTATTAATACACTTTACATGACCACCACTATTTATATCTAATATACCATCATTCGTAACTGGTCTTTTTGTTGTTACAAATGCAGTATCACCGATATTCTTAATATAATATTTCCAGCCCTCATCATATAACTTTTGAAGTAACCACTCTCTACCTTGTTTATCTGTGATCATACTCTATTCACTCTCCTTATTATCAAAGTAACCTTTAGCAAAATTCTTTATTCTTTCTACATCTTTATCTGTGGCACAGTCTACATTACATAGCCACCATTCAAATGATATCCACCTTTCTTTGTGTTTATAAAAGAATGCACATTTATCTATGATTTCCTTTACAGATGGTACACACAATTCGCCGTCTACTTCTATTGCAAACCTATTGTGTTTAGCAAATAATCTAGTTCCTACCATTTACACATCCACACTCCTATATTCTCACTCCATTTAAACTTAACCACATCATACAAATCAAAATCATCTATGCTTTCACTTACCTTACCTATATAGAACACATCCTCTTCACTTTCCACCGCAAGCTGGCATAAGAAATCAAATGCATCTTGATAACTTTGAGGCGCTATGTAGAAATCTGAGTGTTCAACGTAACCGCTATAGTTACTCATGCAAATCTTCCATTCTTCGCTATTTCATAATCGATTTTTGATTTATGGTTATCATCATCTAAACCATGTACATTTTCAATTTCCGCTCTAATTTCAAGTATGTTTAAATACTCTCCCATAGTAGCATTTTGCCTACGCAATAAATCTATAGGACACGTTGGTTTAAAATCTAAAGTTCCAGCATCATATCTAACAATCATTCTGTGTAGTTTGTTATAACGCTCTTTTAATCCCTTATACTCTCCTCTAAATCTAGCTTGCCATTCAGATTCACTAATACTTAATTCATTTTTATTTTCTTCATTCATTTTATTTACCTCTTATAACCCTATCTCTTCACATTTAAGACCTTTAACTATAATTCGATTTATAAGTTCATTTAACTGTCTATGTTCATCCTCGTTAATTTGCCCTATGTGAAATGATACGAATACGTCCCTGTGATATACGATTAGACTTTGTAAATCAAAACATCTAAATATCTTTTTCCTTAACTCTGTATAACAAGACACTATACTCACCTCTTATGATAGGGCGGATATTTCACCGCCCATACCTTAACCAATCAACACTTTAATCAACACCACAAACCCAAACAGTAAAACAAATATCGATATACCTATGATCGCATTGAAGAATAACTCTTGCATATATCTAAATTCATTTCGATTAACTTCTGCATTCATATTCGCCATCGCTTTTAAATCTTTTGTTTTTGTTTCTAGTGTTTCTATATTTCCTGTATATTTCCTAATAGGTGTACACATATTATTTCCCAGCTTTCAACTCTTCAACTTCTGCTACTAACTGCTATTTTTTGTTCATGTTATTTTTTCCTTTTGATATTCAAATATAATTTCTGTTTTAGGTGCGTTAATCATCATGATCACGCTATGATTTGCTGGCGATTTTTTATGTTCACCATTTTCACTTATAAACTTAATTCTTTTTGTAGGTACATAGACACTTATGTTTGTTTTGCTATATAGCTTGTGTCTTTGTACCCCCCCAATGCATCAATGGGTAATACCAGTACACAAGGCTTACCACTCTCTATGCATCTTGCTATAATTTCATCCTTGTTACTATAAGGTGGATTTGTGATTAAGTAATCAAAATCATATGTGTTAGTCATAAAATCAGTTATTCCATATACTGCGTTTTCGTCATATTCTTTTGTTATTACTTTTACAAAATTGCTCTTATCTGTATCGAATGGCATCAAGACCCTATCACCAACTTTAGGTGGATATACATCAAGCATTGTTTTCACAACTTCAACAGGTGTATACCATTCATCAGATTTAGAACCACTTATCAACGCTTGTTTAATCATTTTCCAGTACTACCATAACCGCCAGCACCACGTTCTGTTTCACTTAATTCATCGCACTCCACTACATCAACCATTGCTACTGGTACAATAATTAATTGTGCGATGCGATCACCTCTAAATATCATGTAATCGCTACAAGATACATTTTCATATGCAATACTCAATTCACCTCTATAGTCAGCATCAATAATACCTACGCTATTTGCACATCTTAGAGGTGTTTTACTCATACTACTTCTTGGTACTAATAACCCCATGTGTCCTTTCGGTATCTCTACCGCCACCCCTAACGGAATTTTCTTTTGACTATCAGCAGGCACTTTGATGTGAAATGGACAATACAGGTCTAACCCAGCTGCATCTTCACTACCTCTTGTTGGTAGTTGTGCATATTCACTAACCAACTTTACTTTCATTTGTTCTCTCAAAATTCCACCCCTAACATTATCAATGCACGTTTTACTGTTTTATAATCAGCACCAACTTGATAACTGATTGCCCTTAATGACATTCCACTACTATACATTTTCAATAATGAATTTCCATCTAAATCACTTGCACGTGTATATGTTTTCTGTGGTTTTGTTCCTTTCAAACCTAAACAACATAACGCTCTACCAGCACTTATATCCCCATACACACAAGCTGCAAGTGCAAGCCAATTTAAATTATTGTCCGGCACAAACTCACTCATATTAACCGCCATTTTCGTTACTCCATTCACTTTCTCTATAAATTCGGAAGAAGTCATCCGCACTCATTACAACTAAAAACGGCTTATACTTTCTTTTCCATGCAACTATAGGTATTTCTCCTTTGCCAGCAACTTTTGCATCCCTATTGGCTTGATTATATGCATCATATACATTTAGCTTTTCTACGCACTTAACCTCTTGGTGGATGTTTGGCAAACCTATACAATCAGCTGCATCACCTGTTTTACCGCAATATTGTGCAGTTCTACGGACTTTATCAAACCCATTCTCTCGGCACACATCTCGCCATAGTCGCTCGCCCCTTGCTCCTTTTTCTTTACTATTTATTGGCAATGATCATCACCCCTCTACATATTGCTCACATCGTTTCAAAATATCTTTTACTAACTCCAACGGAATATGCGACCTTGTGTTATATCGATTAATACCAGTTGTATTTAGCTTATTGAATTTAATGGTGTTCCTTATATCATCTTTCAATAACTTCAAATCGATATTGCTACCAAACTTTGTTGGTTTCTTAATCGGATAATCGTAGTTGTTGTAATAGGTTAAATTCTCATAAGGAACATCAAACCCTATTACATTTTTGATGTATTCCCATATCCGCCCATATGCTGGGTTTTCAATCACGAATACTTTAGGTTGATACCGCTCAATGATTTTCAATGTGTTGTATATGCACATCTCACCATTGATACGTGTTAGAAATGACTTATCATACTTGAATTGGTAGTTTTCATAATCAATGTGATTTCTGATTGTGAATTTACTTCCTTGCTCATATTCACCAAATAGATTGATTGTCATATCCTTTTCTTGTTTCCAACACGCATTACCACCTTTCATAGAACTTGCCACGCTCCAGCTTTCACAAGGTGGACTAGCTAGAATAACATCAGGTCTATCTAGCTTGTCCAACTGCTCCCATAATGCGTTTGGTTTATGTAGCATATTAACTGCAAGGTCTTGGCTGATACACGCATCACCAATTCCTATTGATGTGATCGTGTGCTGCCCCCCCCATATTCACGTTATATTCATCTACCGCTTGACGATAACAGCCATTACCATCATCAAATAACCCCCAAATGTGCATAGGCTATTTGCTTTCTTTCAATCGGAAACTTTCAGTAATAGGCACACCAGCCTCTGTTGGAATGTAAATGATTTGATCTTTACTATCTTTCAATGTGTCAACCCATAACCAATGAATGTATGCCTCATTACCTTTTAATGATTGACCGATAATTTGATTGGCTTTTGCAGTACCCTCTGCACGTTTAACTTCTGCTTGTGCTAGGCTTTCAGCACTATCTAATTTTGCCTTAGCCTCTAGTACTGCAACTTGTCTGTTCTGTTCCGCTCTAGCGAGTTCTGCCTCACCAGCTTTTTGTTGTTGCCACACCATATACATTGGAACACCAAACGCAAAACTCCAAACTACCGCACCAATCATAACCACTACCAATAAAGCTGATACAATCTTATTCATATTTTTACTCCTTTACATAATCTTCAATACGATAAGTTTTTGTTTCTTGTACAACCCATGATTTGTTTTCGTACCCATGACGTTTTTCCCATGCTTGGAATACTTTCGTTAGTTCTTCGCTTAATTCATCCATGTGTTCGTTTTTAACATCTTTCATATAATTGTCTGAATATTCTGCCATTTCATCATCTAGATCATAATCAAGCACATTCCAAATCACACGTTCACCATCTACCTCAGGTACATATCGGTATGGATGACCTATTTCTATTGTTGTTTGTAATAATTCTTCTCTACTCAAAGCATCGAAATCACCGTAGTCATATTCATTTTCTACATAATCCTCGATAGCCTCTTTAATGCTATTTTGCGGTTCACCAGCTACTTCATCCACACACCAACAATATTTTGTTTCATCCTTAACTAGCATCTTTACTCACTCCTACAACTCTTCTATTTCTTCAACTTCCACATCGTAATACCAAGTATTTAGTTCGCTAAAATCAATATCTTCGTTACGTGAAATCTCTTCGGCTTCCTCCATCGCATCAACATAACTTTCACATTTCACAACTTTGGAAAAACCAATCTTTACATATCCGCTAATTTTGTATTCATCCATGTTACTCACCTCTTAGAACGGAATATTTTCATCTTGTGGTTGTTCAAAACTATCAAAGTTACTAGATGCAGTTTCATCATTCGTTAATGATGTACCTACAAAGTTAGCCACAACTTCTGTTACATATTTTTTCTGCCCATCTGCGTTTTCATAAGAACGTGTTTGCAATCGACCTTCTACAAAACATCTATTGCCTTTTCTTAGGTTTCCTACCGCTTCACCTGTTTTACCCCATGCTACGCAATTTACAAATGCAGTTTGCTCTTTTGTTTCATTGTTACTGTCAATGTATGTGTTGCTTGCTGCGACTGTGAATGTTGCTACCGCTTTTCCGCTTTTGGTATAGCGTACTTCTGGATCACGTGCTAAATTACCTAAAATTTGTACTGTATTCATTCATTTCTCCTTAAATCTTTTGTTCGATACACATTGTTCCTTTATATACCTTGATAATTTCCTCTAGGCTTTCAAAGGTTCGTGCATCCGCTTTCATAATCATTTGCATCTGTTGAGTTGCCTCTTCTTGCGTTTCCACATTTAGAGGTATCTCAATGGTGATAACCATCTTTCGTTTCTTACTTAGCATTTATCCCCCTTACCAATAACTAAGCTGGTTTAATTCAGCCTCTACATCATCAATAAACACATCGTAGCTAGGGTGAATGTGGCAATCTATTGTTGCCTCATTCCTCATGATTTCTAGTAAGTTTTCAATCTTGGTTCTTGCTTGTGCCTCATTGTTAGCTAGCACTTGAAAGCTAACATTGAATGATACATTCACGCTTACATCAAACTCTTTTACTCTTTCCCTCACGTTTAACCCCCTATTGCTTGTTTCAACAACGCTTTACCCTCATCAGATATTTTGCTTTTGTTGATTGTTTCTGTTACATCTACTGGTTCTTTGGCTACTTCTACAAGATTTCCTGTACTAGTCATTTCAATTCTTTTCTGACCAGCGTTGAGTAAGGCTCGTTCATGTTCGGCTTTCTCTCGTGCCTTTAGCAACAAGTGATTATCTTTGATTGAATTTGCCATTCGTTGGCGGTGTGTTTCACGTTCCGCTAATTGCTCGTAACATCTAATGAATTGTGATCTACAACTTGCCTCGTTATATTCATTCCCCATTCTAGGGTTAAACGATGACCATATTGTATTTGCAGCTTTTAAGGTTATACCTTGCAAATGCTCTTTTCCATGTTCAAAGCCATAAGCACCTACTGCTTTAATGACTTTTTCCCATTCGCTTTGTGCGATTGGTAGTTCCTCATGTGCATTTACATAATTACTTATTTCTTCACAAGCGGATAATATTTCACCTACTGATGGATAAAACTTAATCTTATTAATCTTTACAAGATTAATCACCGCTTGTTTTAACGTAACAGGGTTTATATCTGATAAGAACGATACATATGCTCTGACATTTTCTTCTGACAATTTAGAATTTGGTATCGTTGACTGTAATAACAGAATTACTTCCATTACATCCGCTTTCGCCATATTCCACCTCACTCTCATTCATAACTTTGTAAATCGCATCTAATGTTTGTTCTGTATTTGTTTTCTTTGTTTGTTTTGTTGTATTTGTATAACTGTTTTTTTCCCAAGTCCTAACTGCTGCTTGCCAATTCTTCATAGCATTCTTGCCCACTTTCCAGCCATTGCTTTCATAGTAGTCATAGAAATGTTGTGCATCTACATTATTATTTCTTTCAATGCAGTATTCTTTAATTTCAGATAGAGTAGGTTTTTCAAAACGCTTGCGTTTTGTTGTAGTGCTTTTTGCACTACTATGTATCTCTTTCTCTATCTCTATATCTTTCTCTAACTCTATCTCTATCTCTGGTGTAGATTTCTCCAAGATTTCTTCAAGATTTCTTGATTGAGTTAGTTTCTTTTGTTTTCTTTCATCTGATATTCTTCGGTCATAAAGCCTTTGTCTATCAGCTTCTGTACTGCCTTTACCTATGAAGTTCTGAATATCCAACATATAGATAGCACCATTTTCTAGTATTTCTATAAGTCCTAATTCTTTAAACATAGATAATGCTTGTTTGATAGTACCTACTTGATGCCCTGTTACGCTTGCCAGCATTTCAGCGTTGTAAGGAATGCGATCATTAACCACCAACTTTCCATCATTCTTTAGACTTCGTAAGTAGAGTTTTAAAAGAATATTACTGTACAAGTAGCCATCTTTCATACTTTCTAATATCTTCAACTCATCACCATCAAAGAAATTATCTTTTAATCTAAGATAGTAATATTTTTTGTTATCGCTCATAGGCTAGTCCTTGTTTAGACTTTCGATAAACTCTTCTTCCGTTAAAGGTTTACCTAGCATAGCAATTCTAGTTAGCACTTTTGCGATTTCTTCTTTCTCGTTTTCTACAATCAATACACTATTAACCATCGCATAGATTGCACTTAGTTCTTCAATTATTCTGTTATTGAATGTTTGTTCACCTTGGTCTGCTTTGTAAAACTCAATACGATTTTCAACATATGCACTAATCATTACTAATTCGTTCATACTCATCTGTCCTCTTTTCTACTTCCTCTAATAAGTGTTTGCGTATCTCTTTTGCGAACACTCCATGTGCTTGATTGTGGCATTGCATACACAAGCAAGCTAGATTTCTTAATTCACTTAAACCGCCTTGTGAACGAAACACTATATGGTGGCATTGTTCCGCCCTATATCCACATATAACGCATTGTCCGTTATCACGTTCATAGGCTTGTTTTCGTGTTACTGAATATAGTTTGTTATCCCTTTTTTTCCTGTTGTTCACTCTCCCACCCCTCTATGAGTGATTGAATGTACTCACTAGGTTCTAATTTGATACCTAGTTGTTCACATTCATCTGTTAGACAATCAATAAGTCTTGCCATTTCTTGCTGGTTATATACTGACGAACCGTGGTAACACATTATGTTGTGATACCATGGAATACTTTTACATTCGCCAGCATCTTCGGCTATCCATCCCAGCCCATGACCTTGCCATATTTGAATATAACGTTCGATTGCATCCTCATGGACTGGTACATATGTGAAATGTCCACAGTCTTTTATTGCCTTGCGGTACACAGCCTCTTTTGATGTGTACCAAGTCTTGCTTAACTCTTCCGCTATCTTTTGACATAGAACCCAGCAATATGCATTAGCGTTCATACTACGTGATTTTGATTTCTTTTTGATTTCAATCACGTATTCTTTTTCTTTATCTAATTTCGCTAGATCATTGTCATGTGGTGCAGGTATTACTACCATTACACCTAGTGGACTACGAAGTATATCAATATTACTTGTTGTCCACTTCATAGCCTTTTACCCAGTCATAAAGTTTAGACATTTGGTCTCTTGTAACGTTATCAATCACACCAACACCAAACATTTCTGTTAATTGGTGTGCTACTTGTTCTTCACTTAACCCATGTTCACTTGCCATCTTTAGCACGATTGCATACGCATTGTGAGGGTCAAATTCTTTTTCTTTCTTTTCCTTTTCTGCCGCTGCATTGATTTTGGTATCTTGTAAACCTCGATATACATCAGCGCCTACACCAATCATTTTTGCTGCAGCACCTAATGCATCGGTAACCGCCATCTTGAATGCCTCATCGTTTCCGTGGTAACCATTTTTGTCTTTATAGATTAAGAAATCACCACCATAACCCGGAATTGGTTTACTCCATTCATCGCCATCTTTGATGTATAGATTTACTTTTACATAAAGCATCGTTTCGCCAGTAGCCTCTACTAATACTTGTTCCGTATCTACAATGTCAAAGTACCAACCAACACCACACATACCATAAACTTCGGTTAATATTTCCCATCTCCATTGTGGAGAAATATCATACTTACCTTTTAGTTTCCCAAAGTCAATTATCTTTAACGCTGATTGCGGTACAGTTTTTACCGCATTATATCTACTATCCATCTATACCTCTTTATATTTGTAACCACGCATTTCTAAGAAATCAGTTAAATCTTTTACATCATCTTCTGTTAAGTCATAAACAGTTACTTTGAAACCAGATTTTGTTTCTACAACTTCGATTGGTTCTACTGTTTCATTTGTGATGCTTGCTCGTGCAACCTCTTCCATTTCGTTACGTTCTGCAAATTTTGCGTTGATTAATTCCCTAGCTTGATCTAGTGGCATATCTTTCACAACATCCCAACATTCATTAAATGTGATTGGTGTTGCAAGTTCGTATTGTTGGTTACAAGTATCTACAACAAACTCAATCATGCCTTTTTTCTCTGCTAAGATTTGTTTGTAATCATCATCCGATTGTTGCCGTTTTGAAATCTCAATCATCATTCCCTCAATGGAGATTTCAATGTCTTTCATCTTTGCAGTTTTGTTTAACCAGCGTTTATCGTGTTGAAGTTGATTTGCGTATTCTTCACGCACTCCATATTTTTCAACCATCTTTTCGATAAACTTATTAATAGCATCTGTTTTAGCTTGCGCCTCTTTTTCATCAAAGTATTTAATTTGTTCTGCAAGTGGTTTTTCGGCATCGTAAACAACTTTCAATACTTCGTTTACTTCTTCTTCAAACAACTCAATCGGTCTTTTGAGTTCTCGTTTTTTCTCTTTACAGAATTTATCAAGCGTTGTTCTGTACTTAACGATTTCATTTTTAGCACTTACCATGTCCTTATAGTTTTCTTCCGTAACTACAAGTCCTTTGTATTTTTCTAACTGTGCCTCAAAGTAAGTTTTGATTTCGTCTTTATTCCACTTGAATACTTGTTGATTTTGACTAACAATAGGTGTTAAATTAATTCCCATTTAATTCTCCTTATATCTGTGATAAAATATAAATAGAGATATTTCACATACTCTCTACCAAGTCCGCTAAACTTCTTCTACACTTTTCACTAGCGGACTTTTTTATTTTCATAAATCTTACATTCATCTAGCCAATAGCTGGTTAATAGCCATGTGGTTATACCTAACATCATTTGTAAAAACCCAGTCCACAAGCCTATTTGGTCTAGTTCTATACTTCCTACCGCACCAATAGCAAGTAACCCTGTTATTGTTCGTAGTGCGTAACACAACTTAATCATTTACCAACTCCTTATTTAAACTGGGTTGTAACAGAACCCAAACACTCTTTCGTGAGAACCAACTTTTCCGTAATGTCTACGGAGTACATCGGAAGTATTTTCTTCTTCCATTCGTTGACCATCGGCACAATGACATTCCCAACCATAAGGTGTGATTTCATCAAATATTGTTTCGATGTAGTCATAGTGGTCTTCTCTAATTTTCATACCAGCACAGGCGATGGCTTCATTAAATCGATTATTAATAAACATATCTATAACTCCTCTCTTACGATCACTAGCATTTGGCTGGTGATTTTTTTTATTTCACTCTTTAACTTATGGTTTTCTTTCCTTAAGCTTTCCACCTCGCTTTGTAGTTTCCTATAACCAATAGCGGAGTATTCACTTTCAACTCCTGCTAGTGCCTCAACCTCTTGTTTACTAAATCTAACTCCACTCACATTTGGTAGTTGTTTTAGTATGCCTTTGTTTCTTAGGTCATATACTGCAGTTAGTGAAATTTGAAATAATTCCGCTACTTGTCCAGCCGTATAAACTAAGCTTTCCATTTCTCACCCTCTCATACACTTTAAGTGTAGCTACTTTGCAAAAAAAATTGACTGTACAGATTTACCAAACACCTTAGCTAATCTAACTTTTACTTCATCTCTCGGAATACGTTTACCGACCTCATACATAGCTATAGATGTAGGTGCTACACCAACTTTCAATGCTAACTCTTTTTGAGTTAAATTTTTAGAGTTCCTTAACTCTATCAATCTAGTAGCAATGTTTTTTGTATTCAATATTTAATCACCTCATTTCTTGCTACACTCATAGTGTAGTATATATCCAAAAACTTGTCAACACTTAAAGTGTAGTTTTTCTTGAAATTTTACTCACTTTGTGTGATAATCAAAGCATAGAGGTATATATTATATATAAGGCGGTGTGTAAAATGACATTTGCTAACAGATTAACAGAATTAAGAAAAAGCCGTGGCATCTCCCAAAAAGAATTGGCAAATTATATAGATGTATCACCAAGCCTTGTTGGTATGTACGAACAAGGTAGACGAAAACCAAGCTTTGAGATATTAGAGGCAATAGCTGATTATTTTAACGTAAATATAGATACCCTATATGGGAAAGATGAATTTGATTTTCCTTACTATGAAGATCCTGATGTTTCTGAATATGCACAAGCAATCAAAGATAACCCAAATCTTAGAATACTGTTTGATGCCAGCAAAGATATGTCTAAGGATGATATAGATTTTGTAGTAACCATGATTGAAAACCTAAAGAAAAGAGGTTAGATGTATGAACGAATATGATAAACAAAAAATCACAGAATACTGTGTTAATTCAATGCAAGTTCCTTGTTTGATTGTTTCTGTTGTATCTATCTCTATTTCGGTAACTTTATTTGTATTATTAAAAGATTGGTTAATGGCAGTTTTTATTGGTTCATCTATTGCAGTTGCGCTAATCTTTTATTTCGGTAGTTACATTAAACGTAATATGTGGCAACTATTTTCCGAATTACAAGGGTTAAATAAAATTTATTGGGAAAATGACAAGCATGTGTAATTTCATTCCCATTTCATGAGATACAATAACCCCATAAGGGGGTTAAGTATTATGAATATAGTTTTGATTTACACTAAGTTAAAACCATCTCAAAATGCAGTATTAAAACTAAACGATGATGGTACTTACACCATTCTCGTTAATAGTGATAAACCTATTGATGTACAACGTAAAGGTATACTACATGAGATAGGTCATATATTAAATGATGATATGTTCAGCCACGCTAATATTGATTTATTGGAGCGAATGGCACACGCAAGGGAAATAGAGTTTGAGGGTATCAACTTCTACACGCATATATTGTGAGGTATACTATGCAATACAACTTTACAATAAGAAAAAAGGATAAAGGGTTTCAAATCATCGTAGCCTACAAAGATGGTTACAAATGGAAACAGAAATCTAAACAGGGTTTCAAAACTAAACGTGAGGCTAAGGAATACGGACACGTTATAGTTAAAGAGTTAGACAAAACCGCACTACTTACAAAAGATACTGAATTGAAAGATTTAACTTTCAAGGAATTTGCGGATATGTTCCTCGCAATAAAAAAGGCACACGTTACGCATAGTACTTTGGTTATGTACAACCATGCGGTGTGTGCTTTCAATTCTATTCACGATATGAAGTTATCAGATGTTAAGCCGTTACACATCCAAAATGTAATAAACAAAATGGCTACATCACCTACTACCATTAATTCGTATTATAAGGTAGTAGAAAGGATATTCTATATAGCGATAAACCCATACAAAATAATTTCAGATAACCCATGTACTGGTGTTAGGTTGCCACGCATTGAGCGAAAAAGTATGATCCATACGATAACAGATGAGGATTTAAACCAATTTGCAAAGTTCATGCGTGAGAAATACCCACAAGCCTATTACTTCTTACAAATAGCACGATATACTGGCATGAGGTTTAGTGAGGTATATGGTTTAACTTGGAATGATATATCCCTAGAAAATCGCCAAATTCACATCAATAAGCAACTTTCTTTCCGTAAAGGTGTAATCACCTTTGAGAAAACTAAAACCGCCAATTCGGTGCGAATTTTGCCAATTCCGCCTATATTAGAAAACATACTAATAGAATATAAATCACATGAGTTAGAGTTTAAACATGACCTTGTATTGAACCCATACAAGAAAAATGGTGTTAAATGGCAAATCAACACATATTTAAAACGCTTTGGAGATAACCTATCAGCACATAACCTAAGACACACCTATGCTACAAAGCTATTAGCAAATGGACTAGATGTAAAAACTGTATCATCGCTACTTGGTGATACACCACAAATGGTGATGAAAACCTACGTTCACTATAACGATGAAATGAAAGCAGCAGCATCAAATGCGGTTGCTAATATTTTTAAATAAAATTTTTGACGATTTTTGACGAACCGCACACTTACACCACAAAAGATGCAGTAAATAAGCACTTCTTCAAACATACAATCTTAACGATCATAAAAGGTTATATCGGTTTAATTTATTTCAAATTTCAAAATATGTTGTAAT